AGACGGAGAATCTTCCATGCCACGCAGATCAAACCAATCGTGTACATCATCTTGTAATACTGATGCAGCAAATGGTCTAAAATATTCTCGTTTTTTAATTAAATTAACAAAATCTTTACCGTCGGCGAATGTCGGATCAAACATCAGTGATCTATTACCTAGTGCTCTAGGACCATTTTCGCATCGTTCTTGAAATAATGCTACAATGTTTTTAGACCTAATAGTTTTAATAACATCTTTGTAATCAACATTTATTGTTACACTGCCACCGTATTTGGCCGCAGTTTCTATAACTGCATCTTCAGTGATATGTTGTACCGGACCTAAAAATAAATTTTCATCTTTTGATCTGACTTTTGTATCTTGAGATGTTTTATAGTAATGATAAAATGCTACACCCATAGCTGTACCTGCATCGTTTGAAACAGGTTCAACATATATCTTTACGTCTTTCGGTAAATGCTGTAAGTAGAAATAGTTAGCAACACAATTCAACCCATATCCACCGCTGATGACAATATTTTTATTACCTGTACGTTCAATTGATTTTAGAATCAAGTCAAGTACTAGTTGTTGCGATTCGGTTTGGACATTGTAGGCCATGTTTCTTCTAGAAGCTAATTGCGTTACATCTTCTGCATTGGCTTCAAGCATTTGTTGCTCGTAACGCTGCATCTGTCGTTGATCGTTGGGGTCAGTTACTGATCTATGAATAACTTTAGGATCGTATACTCTGTCATCTAGCTCAGTATAGGCTTCTTCATTAACCAGTGCGCCATTGGGATAAGTCGGAACAATTAAATTTTTATTTGCTCCGAATTTTTCATAAATCTTTGGAGCTTTGTTTGGCTCACCGTAGGGGAATAGTCCCATGGTTTTACCCGCTTCTATCGAGTCGAATCCACAAAATCTAGTAACAGCTTCGTATGCTTTAACAATACCTGCTTTATCATTAACTATAACTTCTGTACCGTTCCCATCACTATTGTAGTGTTCAGTCCTCCAAGGTCCGTTGCCTCCAAAATGCTTGTACACTTCCTCAAAGTTTGCAGGGTATGAACAATCATATATACTTTCAACTTCAAACATGGTTCGACCGTCTTGGCGTTCAATAAATGTACCTGCACCATCTACAATGATAGCACTTGCTTTATCAAACCCAGATCTATAAAATGCCAACGCGGCGTGACTTCTATGGTGTTGACCGTGATATTTAAATACTTGGGTATCAACATCGTCGATTAATCTCAACTTCCTAGCAAGTGCAGAATACACATCTTGCCTTACATAATCGTTTATTGGTTCGTCATCATCTTGTGTGTGAGAGATCACCAAAAAATCAATCTTATCAGTATAGTCAAGTATTTTAACCATACTCGCAAGCGGGCCGCCGTCATATTTGTAGCGAGATAGTCTTTCTTCTTCAATAGAAAATACAATTTTTCCATCTTTTAAAAGACAAACTCCTGCATTATGCCCTCGAGCAATACCTGCAATGTATCCTGTTTTTTGCATTATTTTTCCTTGTGACATTTATTAAGAACAACCGGGAGTAGAACACCCAGCAGGCGGTTTGGGTTCGACATATGACTTAGCAGTTTTACTCAAAGTATTTTTAATTCCTTTGGTAATTGTCTTGATAGTTTCGTCGGTAAGCACCATTAGATTTTCATTATGTCTATCAATTCTAATGTCTACTGCAACTCTTATTGGGGAATACCTTCTTTCGTCTTTGCCGTTATCAATTATAGTAAGTGTGCTGCTGCCAGGATACGAAATATTTTCAGGGAATGTACCGCCTATAACCACTGTGCCTGGTTTCTTTAGGGCATGTGCAATATGCTGTCCTACCGAGTCACAGCCTAAGAAATAATCAGCATCATTGATAATTGCAGTCCATTGTAATAAACTAACACTCTCTGGTACCATTACTCCTAGTGCTCTGTTTCCAGGAATTTTTAACTCGCTCATCATTATAACAGCATAATCTTTATTCAGTTCTTCAAGTATTTTTATAATATCATCAACTTCAAATGATCTACCACTTTCGTCAATGATAGTATTGCCTTGTATACCAGCTGTTTTTCCAAATGGTTGGAAGATTATTACTTGTTGCTTTTTAAAATGCTTTCTAGCTTCATTGACTAGCTCGTTTGCTTGTGCTATATCCTTTTTGCCAATAAAGATATCGTATTCTTTTGTTTCTGGAATGATTTCGGGCGGAACATCGTAGTTGATCAACATGTCAAACGCCTGCACAAGATTGCATCTTTGAGTAAAGTATGCGTTTAGTTTATACGGTTCGGGAGTTATGATTTCTCTATCTTTTAATTTTTCAAAAAGATTTGGGTCGGTGGCATGATGCACATTACTTGCTAAAATTTTGCTGGTCAAATATAAATCTATCCAACCTTCAACAACAATGACTGCTGTTGGATCAGTATTTTTAACATAGTGCTCTAGTGCGGGAATTGCACATAGTACTCGACCTGCGCCGCCATTTATAAAAAATGCTTTTTTCATTGATATCGTAACCTTTGTTATCTAGTACGATATTTATTTTGAGGGCTGCGCCTCTAAGAATAATGTGAGCGAGCGTTGGGTATTGTGCTGTTGCCAGCACAATACTATTCGAAATTAATAAACGCCTGGGGGTAGATTTTGTAAAGCATCAGCATCGGAGGCATCTCTGTCTTCGATTCTAATAACCTGAACGTGCTCATCTTCAAACTCCATGTTAGGCCCGTCTTCAGGACTCCGCGGAAATCTCACAAGATAATTAGGAACATCTGCCCAATCTGCAGGAAGGTCTCTGAGTTTTTGTCTATAATCCAGCCATTGTTGTTTTAGAGCTTCTGGCATATCTGGAGAAATTTTGCCATCACTTGCAGCTAGTTTTGCATCTCTCATATTTCTAATAAAAGCATCATCTCTAATTCTTTTGTACTCAAAGAATTTAAGCGGTGCTGTATAATCTTCAGTTACGCTTTGTTTATCATAAACAATTCTGATGTCAGAAGGATCTACAACTGTGGCATTTGGTTGATCAGCCGGGCCGACGGCGACTTCGTAGATCTTTGGTTTTTCTAATCCGCCATAGATCAATCCAATTTTGCAGCAGTTTATGTCAGTGTCTGCTTTTAATATTTCTCTTTTCAGATCCAATGGAAGCGGACGATCTGGTTCGTCTTCTGGTGCAAACGCCTGCATCAAATACCCAGTTTCTTTATCGAGCCACATGACTATTTCTTCTGGGCCTTCGTATAACTGTGTACTGGTTTTACCTAACGTATTTTCCAACGAATACAAATGATCCGGTATACTATATGTTAGCATTTTGGTTATATTTGCCATTTATTTCTCCTTAACTATACGTTATTCTAACAAGGCCGCCAGCGCCAAAACTGCCCCAGCAGGCATTCGATGAGTCAGTTGCGTGACCTGCGCCACCACCACCTGGGAAAGCTGCGTGTGCTGAACAGCAGGCCAAGTTGCCTACGCAGCGATGTTTACCACCAATTCCATGAGGAGCCGTCCACGGACCGCTTGGGCCACCTGCTACTGAAAACGCATCAGCACAACAGTTGTATTGATGATTGTATGATCCAGTTGTTCCTCTAAAACACATATCGGACCCGTATACTGGTGTATCGCAGGCATGGTTAACCCAACCGGCATTGTAGTTACCTACGCTACACTGTGTGTTACCAATGTGGCAGTTATAGCAGTTTGCGATCATGTCCCATGAAGTTGATCCACCCATGCCGCCAATAGCACAGAAGTTGCTCAAGCCAGTGCCATTGACAAAACTGGTGCATCCATGACGACAATTTTGATTACATGAACAGCAGCAGCTACAGGTTGATGAACCAGCAGCACACACCGTGTATACCGTGCCATCTGTAAATCCATGCACTGATTTTTGCAGTGTTCTTACGCCGTAATTGCCACCTTGGCCACCAGCGCCGTGGTCGTGGTCACCACCTGATGAGCCACCTGGGCCACCACCTGATAGTATTTCAAACTTAATTGATGTGGTTCCCGTGGGCACTGTAAAAGCGCAACAACGGCCACCATTCTCTGGTGTCCAATTGTTGGGATTCCAGACATAGATTTCATACTGTTCTGCGATTTTACATTGATGCTGGCTATTAGCATACACGATACCACAATTTGATAATTGTACTGGCATTTTCTAATTTCTCCTTAACTGTACGTTATTCTAACAAGGCCACCGGCGCCAAAGCTGCCCCAGCATGCACTAACTGATGCGGTTGCGTGGCCTGCACCACCACCACCTGGGAAAGCTGCGTGTGCTGAACAGCAGGCCAAGTTACCCACGCACATATGTTTACCGCCAATTCCGTGTTGTGCTGAAATTGGTCCAGAAGGTGCTCCTGCAACAGAAAAGTGATCAGCGCAACAGTCGTATTGAGCATTGTATGATCCCGATGTTCCTCTAAAACACATATCGGATCCGTATACTGGCGAGTCACACACGTTGGTAATCCAACCAGCATTATAGTTGCCCACGTTGCATTGAACATTACCAATGTGGCAGTTATAACACTGTGAGATCATGTCCCATGAAGTTGACCCACCCATGCCGCCAATAGCACAGAAGTTGCTCAAGCCAGTGCCGTTAACAAAACTGGTGCATCCGTGGCGACAATTTTGGTTACATGAACAGCAGCAGCTACAGTTTGATGTGCCAGCAGCACACACTGTGTATACTGTGCCATCTGTGAATCCATGCACTGATTTTTGCAGTGTTCTTACTCCATAATTGCCACCTTGACCTCCACACCCGTGGTCGAAGTCACCACCTGATGAGCCGCCTGGGCCACCACCTGATAGTATTTCAAATTTGATCGATGTGGTTCCAGTAGGAACCGTAAAAGCGCAACAGCGACCACCATTCTCTGGTGTCCAATTGTTGACATTCCAAACATAGATTTCGTTTTGTTCTTCAATGCGGCACTGGTGCTGTCCGTTTGCATAGATAATACCACAATTTGATAACTGTACTGGCATTCTTAATTCTCTCTTTTCATAATTTCAATTTCTTCTTTTAGAGATTTAACAGCCTCTATCAGCAAGGGAATTAGTTTGTCATATCTTACAGCAAGATACCCGTCATC